CGAAATCCAAAACGATTCTCCGAGAATTGCTCTTTGTCCTGCCCCGAACAGGATATGATGCTCTTCCGTCTGCTTTACGGAATAGTCACCATTTAACCGGGCGCATAAGTAGCAGATGCCCTTTTGACTGTTTAAAATGCTTTTTTTGTGGATTTTCCGTTTTTTCTTCTTTCCCGGCTTCGGGAAAGCCATGTCCGAATAGTCAATGCTCATCTTCCGTCTCCTGTGTGTATAACTCATGAGTCCCGTTTAGGATCTTTAGTTCTTCCAGTGATCGAAATGAGAACCCCATCTGCTGAAGTAATCTATAGAAGTCTCTTAGGCATTTCATCCCTTTTTCGTAGTGTCCGTAATAGTCAGTTGCTTCGTACGGCTCTGCCGTCCGGGTCAAGAGGATCAGCATTTGCTTTTCTTGGCTTATTTCTGCAAATTCTTTTTTGATCCGTTCTTTTTCCTCTTCTTTCGCTTCGTACGCGTTTTCGATCCCGTAAAATCCATACACCGCGTTCATGTGTGCTACGCTTCCGCCGTCCGTTATCCGGTTTATCATGATCTTCCAGCCTGTTTCTTTTACATCAACTTCTTTCGGTATTGTGATTTTTCCCGACACAAGTTCTTTAATAAAATCGTTCCTTTCCCTTCTCATCCTTTTCAGGATTTCCGTTATTTTTCTTTTGTTTTCCTTGATTTTCTCCGTTTTCTTTTCCTGTTCCGTTTTTTCCCGCTCTTTTTGTATTACTTTTTTTACTACATAGATCCTATCGTAGTATTGATAATAATAGAGCTGATCTTTTGTGTCTTGCAGATCGATTTTTGTTTGATCCTCCCACTGTGATAGATCAATATTTGTTATCTCTTTCCATTTTCCGGTCCATCTTTCTTCTTTCGCTCTTTTCGGCGCGGCTTTTACTCCTTTTTCTTCCAGTATTTCAAACACTATTTGAGCGTTTTTCTTTATTTTTTCTTCTTTCACGGCCTGTTTTGCTTTCCATGCGATTTCGCGTGACGATACTGCAGTCTTAAGGATTTCATTCCTTTTTTTGATGTCTTGTACCTTCTCCAGCTCGTAAAGGTCCGTTAATGTGAGTTGGAAGTTCTTATTTTCTTCGCGCCTCGTAAGTGTTTCTTGATCCAGTTTTGCAAGATTTAACCTATGTCGTACTGTACTTCTGCTAAATCCGGTCTTTTCCGCGATTGTTGTTTCTGTTTCTCCCAAATCCAACATGAGCTGGAATCCTTGTGCTTGCTCGCTTACTGATAGATCGCTGCGCTGCATGTTTTCCAACAACATCGTTGATATTTGCTCTTTTTCCGTCATTTCCACAACGGAACAGGGCATTGTTTTCAATCCCGCTTTTCTCGCTGCCGTCAGTCTTCGGTTTCCGATCACTACAAGATAGTGGTCTTTTTTGTCCGGGTTTGGTACTACAGTCAAATTTTGCATTACGCCACGAGCTTTTATGCTTTCCGCCAGCTCGTCAATGTCGGTGTATACCTTCCGCACGTTCTGCGGGTGTATGTCTAACTGTTCGATTGCAATATCTTGTATCATATCTGCTCTCCTTTCAGTAATTTTTCCACTTCCCACCAAGTAAACGACCTTTTGATCCCGTAAGGGTTTTCAAAAAGTGCGTGGTGTGGAAACGCTTTTAAAAAGCGCATCCGTTTCTTGATGGCAGTGTGTTTTTCGCTTCTTTCCGGCTGCTGCCGGAAAATCAACGTATATATCTTTCCTTCAACGAGTCTTGGGCGGTTGCCGATGTATTCCCTTGCGTTTTTCGCGCATCTTGCTTCTTTTGTAATTCTCATGGTGTCCTCCTTATGTTAGTTCTTCTCTTAGCAATCCCTGATAATCATTGCTGGCGCAAAAGCGAAATTCCGTTTCGTGTTTCTCCGCTTCCTCAAGGTACATTTTCCATAATTCTTTATTTTGGACTTCCGCGCCTGTGGCTTTTTTCCACTCGGATCGCCGCCACTTCTCCGGCGCTCCTTGTTCTGAAATATTTTTGATATAAGCGTTATCAGTGTGAATTACAACATGACACTGCTCTTTTAATTTTTGTAATGATTTTATGATTGCGATCAGCGTCAATCTGTTGTAAGTAGATTCGCACTCTTCGCCACTCATGACCCGGTATGCTTCTTCTCCGTTTGACCTAGTAAATACTAGGGCGGATGCGTATTTCCCATCTTTTACAATGGGGGATTTTATGGTGGTTTCTATGTAGATATTTACTGTTTTCATTTTAAATCCTCCTGTGGATTCTGATCAGTGTGTATCTGCGGTATCTCATCCCCGTAGCCGGGTTGATCCCCTCGTAACTGTTTGCGATGTAATAGCCTTTTTTGGGTTTTACTTCTTTTTGCCAGCGTACAAGTTTTTGGGATTTCGGTTCGGGTAACGGCATATTTTTCGCATGGTTGTAGCTTGCTTCTTTTAGTCGCGGTTTTCCTTTGCTTCCGTCCGATCGTTTTTCTCTTGTTTTTTCGTTTTTTGTCATATAGTTTGCCAGTTTTGTAAAATCCTCATCGTAAAACCGGCTTTTTTTGATCTGCGTAATATAGATTGCTCCGTGTTCCCATGCATCTTCGATCCATTCTGCCGCCCCTGATGTTTTTTTAATGACTAGATGGATGTGCCATGCACCCTTTGTGCCCCGCTCTATGTTTCTGATCCAGTAAAACGGAGTGTTTGCCTTTTTATATTTCGGACGGAGCTTTCGGAGTGCTTTTTGTAAGTCTTTTAGTGCCACTGTCATGTCTTTCGGTCTTTGCTCGACTTTGTAGGTGTATGTTACAAAGTAGTCTCCTGCATCAAAATATTCGATCAGTAATCGTCTGCATATCTTCGCTCGGTTGGCTTGGTTGACTGCCGCCATCTGTTCCGGCGTCGGTTTCTTTTTCTTTTGCCGTGCCTTTCCTTTTGCTCCATATCTTCCGTCTGGATATTCCTCTACGTCGTAGACGTCTCCGCCCCGTAATTTGTACGTTTTTCTCCGTGTTGCCATCTTTTATCTGTCCTAACTTTAATATCTTTATCGAGGTTTAAAAGCGGGAGTCCCCGCGTGTATCGCTTGACTTCCCGCCTCTTATTTGATATAATATATTTGTCCTAACAAGAGGCGGGAACGCCATCTTTTAAGCGCATCAGTTGCTGTGATGCGCTTTTTTTAATTGATTACATATGTACCGCCGCGCTTTTTTTGCTTTTCGCGCGCATACGCTTCGACTTCCGATCTGGTCATTGCCTTGCACTCTAATGCGTACGGATCTCCCCAGCGGATGATCCACAAAATAACTTCTTCTTTCATTTCATGAGGTGTTTCGCTGCTTCTCTCGCTATTTCTTGTGCTGATTTTTTTATTTCCTCTTCTATTTCTTCTTGCGTCATTGTGGATGTTTTAACTATTTTTTGCATTGACTTTTCTGCGTGTTTTTTTCCGTACTCTTCTTCGAGGATGTTTCTTATTCCTCTTAATATCATGACTGTTTCTGCTTCTAATAATATTAAATTTCCTTTTATTTCCACATTGCCTTTACTGCATTTAATCATCTTTACAAATTCCTTTCTTTCCCGTACAATAATCTTGGTTGTTTATCTATGCGTCCTAGAGGTTGCCGCCTCTTATGGGCGCTTTTTTGTTCTGTAAACGTCAAAGTCTTCGCGATTGCCTATGCTTCCCCACGATGTGATCTGATCGTTTTTTGTAAGTACAACTGCGTTTGTATAATCCTGATCGTATTTCAGGCACCATCCTTCGAGCAGTTCTAAGATGCAGTTCATTTCTTCTTCGGCGTCTTTCTTTATTTCTTCGTTCATTTCTTTGTTCACCTCCTTAGATCGGTCCTGCCTGCAGGATGTAAATAATCACAGCCATCACCGCATTTAACATCACACTATCTTCTTTCATTACTCAACGTATTTTCTATTTCCTACTTCGTTTTCATCCTCTTCGAATCTGAGTTCCATCAGGTCTGCCAGCATCAGGTATTCTTGTGCCTTCTTTGTTTCTCCGTGTGTCTCCCGGATCTTATCCCGGAACTGTGCAAGCGTCCCGTAGAAGCATCCGCACCGCACACCCACGCCGCCATCTTTGAGACGGAAGAAGGTCGTTGTACGGTTGACAGATCCGAAACCGTGAGCGTATGCATAGTCCCCATTGCCGCACACCCGCGCATCGCCGCACACCCGCGCATCGCCGGAAACCTGTGCATTGCCGTACACCCACGCATTGTCGTACACCCACGCATTGTCGTACACCAGCGCATTGCCGCACACCCGCGCATCGCCGTACACCCGCGCATTGCCGGAAACCTGTGCATTGCCGTACACCCACGCATTGTCGTACACCCGCGCATTGCCGTACACCCGCGCATCGCCGGAAACCTGTGCATCTCCGTACACCCACGCATTGCCGTACACCAGCGCATCGCCGGAAACCTGTGCATCTCCGTACACCCGCGCATTGCCGTACACCCGCGCATTGTCGTACACCAGCGCATCGCCGGAAACCTGTGCATCTCCGTACACCCACGCATTGTCGTACACCCACGCATTGTCGTCATGACCAAGGTTTGATTCCTTCTCCACATACCCGCCAAGTTCTCCGGCTTCCACATCGCCGAACTCAACAAGGGCACGGATGCGGAACAGCTTTGTCCCGAACATATTTGTAATAAATTCATTTGTTAATTCAAATTTCTTCACTTTCTTCACCCTTTCTGTTACAATAATGTTGATTATTTATCTATGCGCCCTGAGGTTGCCGCCTCATTTATGGGCGCTCTTTTGTTCTGTAAACGTCAAAATCTTCGTGATTGCCTATACTTCCCCACGATGTGATCTGATCATGTTTTACAAGTACAACCGCGTTTGCATAATCCTGATCGTATTTCAGACACCATTCTTCAAGTAGATCTAAGATGCAGTTCATTTCTTCTTCGGCATCTTTCTTTACCTTTACATCCATTTCTTTGTTCACCTCCTTAGATTGGTCCTGCCTGCAAGATGTAAATGATCATAGCCATCACCGCGTTTAACATCATGCTGGCAACCGTTACTGCGATCAGACCTCTTGCAGCGCTGTCTCTTTCTTTTCTTTTGTGCTGAATTTTCTCCTGCTTGTGATCCTCTTCCGGAAAATTTCTCCGCTCGATCGGGATCAGCTCCAGCTCCGGCACTGTCGGTAATTTAATCTCTTCCATGCTTGTCCTTCCTTTCTACCGCTTACGCGGTTTTCTCTATTATGTAGTTTCTGTCAAAAAGAACCCTTTGGTTAACACTTTCTGCAAATGCCTCTTTATCTTCCAGTTCCTTAACCTCTACTTCTTTTCCGTCAATTACTACAATGCTTTTTATGGTCATTTACACCACCTCTCTAAAGCTTATGAAACACTGTTTGTACTTGTTGCGTTGTCCAATGAAATCCCCTGTACTGTAAATACAGGACACTGGCATGTCCGAGTACTACGAAAGGAGTTCCATCATGATGCAAAATTACTATTTTTATATCTATCCAGATATTAACGGCAATTATGAAGTACATACAGAAAACTGCTATTATCTTCCATCCGAACTTAACAGACAGTATATTGGAAGATACAGTTCTTGTCAGGCAGCTATAATTGCTGCGCAGATTGCTTATCCCGATAAAAAGTTTGACGGATGTTATCATTGTTGCCGTGAATGCCACAAGGGATAATAATGGGGCTGGCTTTTCGTCAGCCTTTCATTGTGGCGTTCTTTCTAAACACCTCACGTACAATCTCGCACGCCTCGTCCAGATTCTCCAATGTCATATTGTTCTGAATCATACACCGCGAAATCTCATTGCTTAATATCGCGCTCTGGTCTTCTCGGAATTCTCTATCAAGCATCTCCATAGCCAACTTAATCACTCTCCTTTCTCTTCTGTCCGTTTTATTGACAGCTGATCTGCATGCTACTTGCTATTCTCCTCCACCTCTCCTATACTGTTAATACAGGCACTGCCATGCCGAGTATTATGAAAAGGAGAGATACTATATGTATGATGTTTATTTTTCATATTTCGATGGAAATGATCACTTGTGCACGAATGTAGATAAAATCGAAATTCCTACTTCATCCGGAATAAGAACATATTCGGGCGATGAAATTGCATCTCAGCATTTTAGGATTCACTCAGAGATTTACCTGTATAGTTCTAGTACAAGTTACACAATTTCTACAACTGGGTTAAAAGCCATCGAAATCAGAAAGAAATAATCTTTCTATATTAGAACCTCTATACTAATTTCTGTATGGGGGTTCTCTTTCTTTAATTCTTCTGCTTTCTTCAAAACATCACTAACATCGTCCATCCTTGTTATGTGAAAAATTATTTTTATTCTCATTATTACCTTCACCTCCTCTTCTGCTTCAAAGTCATGTTTATCGAACACCTTTCCTGTTACACTACTCTAGGAAGTATTCGATAGATACACCGAAGTAGTCTGCAACTTTTTTTAATGTGTCAACTCTAGGCGCTGACTCGTCCCATTTTTTAACGGTCGCATTTCCTATATTGCAATCTTTTTCGAGTCGCGATATTGATACGCCCTTTTTCTTACACAGTGCTTCGACCCTTTTTAAAATCAATGTCTAACCTCCTTTCTTATAGGTAAAAATCTAATTATTTATTGACATTTTATAGAGAATAATCTAAAATAAAAGCACCACCAATTACGAGATTATCCTCTATATATGCCCTTTTGAATTAGGCTTTCGCCTAAATCTTAGGTTCATTATATAGGGTATTCTCTAATTTGTCAACCTATTTTTTAGGCTTTCGCCTATTTTTGATCGGAGGATACTATGAACAGCGTAGAAAGAGTAAAAGAGATATGCAAAGAGCGAAAAATCCCAATATCTAAAGTTGAGCGTGATCTCGGCTATGCAAATGGTTATATTGGTCAATTAAAAAAGGGAGTATTTCCTGCAGATAGATTACTAGATATTGCAGAATATTTAGGTGTAACATCTGAATATTTACTAACAGGAGATAGCAAAGAAGGTGATGAGGCAAGATATTACTTGAATAATGAAACCGCTGAGATGGCACAAAAACTATTTGAAAACAAAGATTTGCGTGTACTTTTCGATGCTGCAAAAGATGCTACTCCCGAAGATTTAGAAACAACATATAATATGCTTATGGCATTAAAGAAAAAGGAACGTGATAATAATGAGTTTTGATTATCAAATTTTTTTCATGGACGGAATGACCGTTAATGAAGTAATAACCGAGAATGAAGATAATTCATTCACTATTTTTATAAACGCAAATTTATGTGAAAGCAAACGGTTAAAGGCAATTAACCATGCGATTAGGCATATAAAGGAGCGTGATTTTGAGAAAATAGATGTACAGAAAATCGAAATGTCTGCGCATAAATAAGGTATAACCGCTACGGCGATTATATAAAGTGGTGTTAAAGGAACAGGGGACAAAAGAAAGAGAGGGAAAAGCTATGAAAAAGAAAATCGCTGTCATTATGTTAGCATGTATGCTAGCCGTGTCAGCTACAGCTTGCGGCGAATCTGAAGGCGCGTCAAATGGAGAACGGGGAGTCAATGAAGAAACCGAACCGGTATATGAAGATCTTCCAGATTCTCAAAGTCTTGCAGAACAGATTAAGGCGATAAATTCAAATGTGGGAGGAATAGAGGCATTTGACGAATCTACAGATCCGAACGGAAATCTCGGTCGCCCGGGAGAATATATCAGCAAAGCAGATTTTGAAGATACCCGATTAGAACAATACGGTGAGTATCTTGTTGGTGGAACGATAGAGACTTTTGAAAATGAGTCCGATTGTAACAATCGGTATAAATATCTCAAAACATTGCAGGATTCGTCATTGGGAATACTTGCATTAGATCAATACATGTATAAATATGATAAAGCTATTTTTCGTATTGAATATGATTTGACCCCTGATCAAGCCGAGGAATACCACAGTCAAATAGATACCATTATGGAGCAGTATCAAGATATCAGCACTCAAGAATCGGACACCGGAGAGGATGCATCCTCTCAAACAGAGGAATAGAACCCCCGCCCCGGACAGCTCCGGGGCATCCACAAAAGAATAATGTATTTACCCAGACAGCCGAGGGGCGTGCTGGTTCCCGATCCAGTCTTGTGGAAAGGGGAAATACTTATGAGTACATATGAAGAAATGCAGATTTTACTTACATTTGCTCTGCTTGTAGTTGCAATTCTGAATTTGAAGCATAAGTAAGCCGCCCTGTATCTTGGTCGGATAGGACGGCTTACTTTGTAAACAGTTATATTCGCCGGATCGGGTAGCTTGCACCTACCTATCGGCTGTCTTGTTAAGTACATTATAGCAAATGTACCTAAAAAGTCAAGAACCGCTCCTGCGCCAACAGGAACGGCTCAAGTAACATTCCGAAGAATGATACCCCAACTCAAAAATATTGTATCATCTTCGGTCAGCTATCGCAATCAGAACATTTGTTTCTTGATAGCTGTTATTTTTATACTCATTTTCCTGCTCTGTCAGGAATAGAATGAATCAACCGAGGTGATGTCATGAAAACTAAATATTGTTATGGTTATGTTAGGGTATCCACATCCGGCCAAGAAGAACTCTCTCCTGATTCGCAGGCAAAACTGTTGAAAGACTTTGCTAAAAAGAACGATATGATTGTCCTGCAAATCTTTTATGAGCTCGGTATTTCCGGTCGGAAAGCTGACAAGCGTCCGGAGTTTCAAAAGATGATCGCTCTTGCCAAATCAGACAAACATCCTGTAGATTGTATCATCGTGTGGAAATTCAGTCGATTTGCAAGAAATCAGGAAGAGTCTATTGTTTATAAATCTCTTTTAAAGAAGAAGCACAACGTAGAAGTCTTGAGCGTTTCCGAGCCGCTTGTAGACGGTCCGTTCGGCTCTTTGATCGAGCGCATCATTGAATGGATGGACGAGTACTATTCTGTCCGTCTTTCCGGCGAAGTGACACGAGGTATGACAGAAAAGGCAAAACGCGGCGGCTATCAGGCGCGTCCTCCGCTTGGATATAAAATCCAAGAGCGCGGAAAACCTCCTGTTATTGTGCCGGAAGAAGCTGAAATAATTAAAATCATATTTGATAAATATGTAAATGAACATACCGGAATATTCGACATAGCACGCTATCTAAATTTGTGTGGGTTTAAAACATCTCACAACAAACCGTTTGAACGCAGATCTATTGAATACATCTTACAGAACCCAACTTACTGCGGTATGATCCGATGGAACCGTACCGTAAGCGAAACAAACGAAATCCGACCGGAATCAGAATGGATTGTCTCTGATGGTCAGCAACCTGCTATTATATCTAAAGAATTATTTGACAAAGCGCAGATCCGTTACAAAAGCGAATACAAACCATCCGGCACCAGACCTTCCTCTACATACAAACATTGGCTTTCAGGTCTTATGAAGTGCCCTGTATGCGGAAGAACCATGATTGCCAAAACAGTAAATAACCAAAAATCATACTGCTATTTTACATGCTATGGGTACTCAAAAGGAAAATGCCTTGCCAAGACATCTGTAAGCTCCTTGAAGCTGGAACCGGCGGTACTTGCATCCATAAAAGAAGTTCTGGACACTGGCAACATCATCTACAGGCACGTTGAACCGGTGCAGGAAACTTCTGTGGATCTAAACGTCATTATTACGGAGCAGTTAAGAAAGAATGTGGAAAAATTTGACCGCATCAGAGAAGCGTACCGTAATGGAGTAGATACACTTGATGAATATAAAGAAAATAAGCGCATGGTTCAGGAAGAAAAAGAGACGCTGGAAAAGCAGCTTGCAGACATAAAACCAGCAGAACCTACTATTGATACTTCTAAAATCGCTATGTTGGAAAAAGTAAGAAATGTATATGAAATCATAGAATCTGACTCTGTGGACTCCGTAACCAAAAATGAAATCCTAAAGAGCGTGATAGAAAAGATTATATATGATCGCTCAAAAGATGAGCTGAAAGTTTATTACTACTATGCGCCGGAATCTCAGTAAAATCAAGGGATTTCGCAGTTTTGTAGGTTATAACAAAAAGGTCAACCTTTTCGTAACAACATACAAATCATTTTATATCTCTATAAGGTATCCTTAACGTAAAAACCTACAACTGTTACTTCTTTATATAATGTATGAAGATGATACAATATTTCTCCCCGGAGCAGATACTCCGGGGAATGTTTTTAGTACAGCTGAAATTTGTCAAACGCAACGCCGAAACATCCGGCATATCCGTCCTGCCCCTTTCCCACTTCGTTATCGAACTGCCACGGATAGTAACCGCCGCCGATCGGAGCAACTCTGTACTGTGCTTTTTGATAACCGTATTTTGCAACAATGTCCGCCGGAGTATCGTAATATACCTCTACGGCATCGATCACAGCTCCCGGATATCCAGCATAGCCGTTGTTTGCATCAGACCAGTTACATCCGGTTACGTAAGGTAACCATCCCTTGCCCTTTACATGCACGCGGTATTTTACAGTACCTTTATTAACCTTTATCGCGATACCGGCGATTGTACGACCCGGAAGTCCTGCAAAATCAGACAGGTTATTCACAAAGGGCAGGATTGTTCCGTCGGTCAACATAACGCCATAAGTAAACACAATGCCGGGATCACCGGATGCTGCACTGCTTCCGCCTCCACTGACAACCGGAGCATCCGGCAACTTGTCCATTCCCATATACTCACGGATTTTATTAATAAAATATGTTTTACAGCCAGATGTGCCCCCATGAATCTCTACAGATCTGTGCGGGCACGCTGTCGCGAATACCTCCTTGTGCAGCCGGATTGTATTCGTGTTTGGAACGATACCGTACTGCTTACACTTCTGCGCCGCCAACTTCAACGCATTCTCTTCATTTTTCTTAAAGATTTCCAAATCCCCCATACTCTGACAGACCTCGATCGAATAATAGTTCCGGTTTCCGTCTGTCTGCCCGCAGTGCCATGCTGCGTAGGCATCATCTTCCGCATACAAGATCCCGTCACTAGCTACATAAGCGTGAGCAAATCCGTTTTCTAACGGATGTGTTTGCAGCCATTTTCTGTAAAACGCCGCATTTGCATTTTGTGATCCTGCATCGTTGTGAATAAAAATTCCTCTCGGATTTCCACCTCTAAGTCCTGCTACTCCTCTACAAATACTCATGTTCTTCTCCTTTCTTCCGGCATTTGCACCGGCGCAAAAAAAGAGAGCCTGCCTCCAAGCTCTCTAAATTATTCTATCTTCCTATATTTAGTTTCAGCATCAGTGCTTCCTGCAATACCTGTGAGAAATTAACTCCTCTGGCAACCGCTTCTTCGTTCAGCCATTCCGGAATACTAAGCGTCTTCTTGATTGCACGTGAATTGTGTTTCTTCTGATATTCCATCATATCAAACTCTACGACCGCTAAAATTCCGTCTTCCGCATCTACTTTATTTATTTCTGTCGGTTTTGGAATCAGTTCGCCTTCTGCTTTCCTGCTTGTAAGAGAGATTCCCAGCGCATCTACTGCCATCTCATAAGCCTGCTGCATATCATCTCCCTCTGTTAAGCATTCCGGTAAATCCGGAAAGGATACCCAAAAACCGCCTTCTTCCGCCTCGTGAAAAATTGCAGGATAAAATAATTTTTCCATACGTAATACCTCCGCTTTCTTTTTCAGGCGCAGGGCTATTTAAGCCCCGCTTGTTTTAATATTGCCTGCTCCAACCCCTTTTTCATGGCTTTGGAGTGATAAGGAACAATAACTGTTATCCCTGTCGTCTGATTCTTGAGTTTTACATGAGAACCATTTTGACTGATTTCCTCAAACCCGTTTTTCTTGAGATGTTTTATCATCTCTCTCGGTGTCATTGGCATCTTTTGTATCTCCTTTCCTTATCATGATTGTATTATATCACGTATCATTACGTATGTCAATCTTTTTCCACGTATCTTTACGTATTATTTGTGTTTATTAAATTTCGTCCGCTGCCACATCTCTGCGACTTTTTCCCAGCCACCGGTTGCCACTAAATATACTATAAATGCTGCTATCATGGCCCCAACAATATAATACCAAATTATCTGAATGCTAAAGTATATACATAGAATCACAACCGCCAACGGGCACAAGATCAAGGCCACCACAAGTGCCACTGCATTTGTCTGGATTTTTTTCAACCCCGGCATCTCTTTTATTACCTGTGTGATAACACTGGTCAAAAACGCCAATACTCCAATCGCCATAAGTAAATAAGTTACATACTGCATCAAAAGTTCCATGTTCATTCTTTCGCCTCCCTTTCTAAATCATCAATGCGATGATTCGCTACTTTTATTTTTTCTTCCAACAAATACGTCCGCTCTACAACAGAGTTATGTTTTTCTACTTTCTTTTCAAGCTGCTCAATCCTATATTTGATAAGTTGTGTACCCCCGAAGCTTCCGATCAGTGTACCGAGCAAGGACAAAACAGCGACTACAACTGTGTCTGGCATATAAGTCTCCCTTCTTTTAATTTATACATAAAAATAAGACCTGTTACGGTCTTGCTCTGATTTCTATGTGGTCATATCTCTTATGATACATATATTCGCACCTCATGCTTCAGAATCTCCGGCGGAATCTCATATGTAAATTCCAGCGTGTATGATCCACCTTTGATCATCGGTTGGATCAGTGCAGATAAGAGGGTTTCTGTATCGCTTTTCTGCATGATTTCACATGTACCTAGATTCTCTTCCTGTTCCCCATTCCGTAAGACATACTTTGCTGATGTCACATCAAACGGCTTTCCATTTGTGCTCCGCACACTGATACAAACATATTTTTTCTCGCCGAGTTCAAATCCGACTTTTTCCAGCAATTATACCACCGCCTTTCTGCAACCTTTCAGTTTCGCAATATAATTTTCCTGCAGAACATTTACATCTCTGAACGTGACCAGCTGTGCCACCCACGGAAGCAGTAACAAGCGCACCTTGCCGCCCATATCAATCAATCTTGCCTCCGTCCGATCTCCCAGTAACCGCGCCTCTGTATGCGCGTGATAATCAAGCGTCACAGTGCAATACAGATGTCCTCTAAGTCCGCTGTCAGATTCTGCCCACACCTCTATTTCCTGCAGTCCCGGCAGTCGCGGGGCATATCCCTCCCAGTACCCGGGACGGTCCGGGATGGGCGTAAACTCCACTTCTGTAGAGTTTACAATGCCCCATACTCTGATAATCATATCAATCTGCCGGATCTACAATCTTAAAGGATAAGCGAATCATACCATTTGCGTTTACCGTGGTCGCTTCTGCTTCGACGTCAGATATAATCGGCGCTTTGGTATCAACTGTGACATGTCTCGTAACAGATGTAGTCTTTCCGATGCTGTCCTCTGCAACTACTGTGATTTCATTCTCGCCTTCTCTAAGCGTAATCTCCTTACTAAACGCCCCACCTGATCCAAAGGACACGACTTCTCCGTTAATCTTAACGCTTGTAAGCGTTACCGCATCAGATCCAGCCGCAGCAGTACCAGCTACGGTAACCCTATTGCTGTTCGTCAATAACCCTTCGGTTGGACTCGTTACATTCAGTGTTGGCGCTGAAGTACTAATCACAAAGGCCACAGTCGCGACATCGGATATATTGCCATCATTATCCGTTACCTGCAGACTAACGCTATTAGAACCATCGGACAAGTTGGCTGCACGATAGGTACATACTTTCTTGCCGCCCTGATCTGTCCATGACACGCCCTGTGTAACCTGAACACTATTAACTTTGAAGATTACAGACGTCATGTTAAGACCGGATCCACCTGCATCTTGAAGCTCCATCTTTATATCCTGCGTTGCCGATCCAAGAACCGATCCTTGTGTCGGGGATATAATCGATGCAGTCGGTTTCGTTTTTTCAAGTACACGGATGTTTAACTGATCTCCATACTTGGAATCGGTGGCATACATGATTGTCTCATTGTTAGCTGCATCAAAGGCATGTAGCTCAATCGGATATGTATGATTCACCTGCCCATAAGACGACTCTGATCCTGATGGGATATCTACATCCCATAACTGTGTTCCAGAATCGTATGACGCATTATACTGTTGTCCTTTATATACGGCATAAGCTCTTGTTATTTCACTCATATTAGTAGTTCCTCACTTTCTTTCGCTCGCTATCGGGTAGTCTTGTGGATAGTCGTAAGGGCAATCCTGCTCATACCAAAACTCAAAACTGATCTTGATACGTTCCCCAGTATTTACGGTTATTTTTTCCGTCTTTACTTCCTTGATTTCTGCCATATACTACCCGCCTTTCTTATTCTGCCACCTTCTCTACATACAACCCGATCAAATCTCTTAAATTATGATACACTGGGTTTTCTGTATCTCTATTACACAGATAGATTACTCCATCCTGGATGTAATATTTGCCCTTTTCCAACTCCATATTGCCCGCATACGGAATCGGATTCTCCTGCGTGCCGGCATGAGTCTCATCAATAACAACATACATGCTCTCTGTTCCATCGCCTGGAATATACTGCTCTTGGATTAGTAAGTTATCTTGAATTGTCTTATACAGCACATCCTCATACACAAACTTATACCCTTTCTTCTCAACAGTCTGCCCTATTACATCTTGCCACTGCGGATAGAGTATTTTGACTGCCTGCGCCCGCTCATCATCAAATGTCTGTGCCTGCATCTGTGCAACCAGCATAGCGGCCTGAATCATCTGCGATTGCGTTTCCGGAAGGGTTTCCTGCTTGTACATCACCACGCCGTAAATCTTCCCGGTATAAATCTCCGTCCTGTAAAATGCTGTATATCCCTCATACGCAGCTACGGTCTGCCCTCGCTCCTGTACAATCATGCGGGCTGTCCGACTAGAGTCAGTAAACAGCACCTTTAACTGTTCCGGAGTATTTCCAACCGTCAGTATTCGCAGGTAATCCCCGTGGGATTCAACCTGCTGAACAACAATCTCGGTTGCATCATTAAAAATAAGCTTCATAAATATCAGTCCTTTCTTATCTTAATCTTTTGGAAAAATAAATATTTGTCGGAGTTATCATCTGATTTTACAAAAATAAAAAACTACATCGTTGAAGAAGGTAGCAACTCCAACGGTAAATATCGCAAATGGAGCGACGGGACTCTCGAAATGTGGTTCAATTCGCCGTTTACATGCGCGATCGGAACAAAAGCCGGTAGCATTTACACAAGCGGACAATTTACATTAAACTTCCCGGTTGCATCAAAAACAAAATGTAATATCGTGCTCACAATAGGAGCTGGCGGCGCGATATGGGGCAAGGTGTACGGATCTGCAAATGGCTACAAATCAAGCTTTTCATACCATCTGCTTTCTGCTGTGACCTGGAATGTAGCAAGTTTTGATTTATCTTACTATGCTCGAGGTACCTGGAAGTGATTAGATCTATCCGACTTCCCACTCCGCATCGATAAAAAGATAATTATTTGTAGCTTTTGGGATGCAGACAAACAAATTTCCGTTTGTCCTTGCCATAGATGTGCAGGCCACCGGATTTTTATATGACCCATCTGACGCTGTCACATTTACAACAGTATCATTTAACGGGCGATACTGTGACGGTATCGTAAAAACATTGTCGTACACATTATTCGCGACTATTGTGGCAGTTGTATAAATTTCCATATTTAGGTGTATCGTTTTACCGATTTTATACGAGTTGTTTGCTATGGCTGTCCACACTCCTGCTCTTATTCCCAGATCGGTTGGTGTGAGCGTCTTTTTATCGTGATACGACTGCAACTCCGACAAATATTTATTTATCGTAGACATATCATCCATCATCGGAGGTATGATATCGACGCCCGTAACATTTATCCCATCCAAATTAATTACAAATACCGGACAATACACTTCTGCATCACCCGCCTGAATATCTCCATCCGTTACTGGCATACTAGGCACTGCCGGATTACTTGCCGCTGGCGTACCCTGCACAACCGCCCATTCTCCTGACTCAATGTTTCGTGACGAGTCATATGTATATTTGACTGCAATCACATCTTTTCTCTTCATTCCTTGATTACCATTGTTGATAGTTACCTCATCGTAACCCCCAACTTTAACAGTAAAGAGAGCACCCTGAAACATCAGCGCGCCATCTTTGATACGGATTTTATTTGAGCTCTGCACTTCCGGTGTCAGCATACTTCCCGTATTAAGGATACAGGCATTCGCCCCAAAAATACCCTGTTGAAGCTGCCGAACCTGCTGTGATGTGATGTGCGGCTTCCCCGATCTTCCTGTTACTAATTCCATAATTAATCATCTCCTTCTACTTTATATTCAAGAGAGGTCTTTCCTCCCGCTACCCGGTAAATCTTTTTTGCAATCGGCTTTGCCGCATACATCCCAGTGTCGTAATCACGCCCGCCGATAATATCCCCAATCTCAACATTCATTTTTAACTGCTCAACATTCATTTCAAAAATAGTTCTGTTCATAAGCTTCGCCAGCTTTTCTCTTCCTTTTTCTTCCAGCTCATCACGCTCTGCTGACGTATTTTCATATACTCCACAAACTTCCCTGATTCCTGTATAAAACAAATCTCTGCCAATACTGCCGTCCTCCTGGACATACAGATCAATCACCTGCCGATCCTGCAATTCACCTTTTCCAAGACAAATCAAATGATTGATCCCGTTTTTATTTTCATCAAATGTAAAGTTCAGCCGGCTGTCCTGTGACAGTTCAATTTTTTCCGAGTAGTCCTCAATCGGTACTGCCGACAATTCCACGTATCCGGGTTGCCCTCTCTCCTGCTGTACATACCGTATCTGTAACCGATGCCCGACACTTTTTAACATCTTTGTAAGACCTGCCAGTAAAGTACAGTACCTATCAAATTGATAATCAGTTACAAATATTCCCGTATCGCTTCGAGATACAACAAAATAATCACCGAAACAGTCTGTGATCAGACCATCTAACACTGTATTCAGTTCACCGGATACTTTCTTATAATCCTGCCCGCCGGGTGGACGAATGATTTTCTTTTCCAACATTCCTCTCCACGTCCTGCCAAATAAAGATATTGTGCTGTCTGTCGTGTTTATCTTCTTCCTCCCGATAATACCGCCAAACTCTGTATCATTGATGTAAAACACATTCCCATACTTATATCGGTCATCCCACTGATCGCGCCGAATCTTGATTTCATAGTCGTTTTCATCCGATCCAATCGCCATATCAATTTCCGCTCCCATCACTGGACGGATATCCCGGAAATTCTGATCCGCAAGGATCAACTGCCTTTCGTCTTGCATTTCGGCTCGCTCCTTTCGCAGTATAATTTAAGATCGAAGCCGAAACTTCCTGGCCAAACAACACGGATATTTCCCGGCGCAATCAGATCGAATACTGACTGTTGCTTTGCTCGGGAATCATAAATATCCTGTCGGACTCCATCCGACCTATATTTAACAATCGTATTATTCCGGCTATTGATCTGCATGTAATCATTCTCGTCCAGAGATGTATAAACTTGATACGGATGTCCATTAATTAAGATCATCGGATCTGTCACAGGCCCGAAAACCGTCAGAAGAAATTCGCAGGGGGCAAAATGATCTACTGTCCAAATCAAATCACTGCCATATGGCATTGTGTAATCATAGTTAAAATCATACTCATAATCTAAATGCCCCTCTGGATCATCCCCCGATATAATCTGCTGGAAAGATCTTGATACCTCGTGAATCCAAAACGGATGATCCGTCACAACGGTAAGATTTTTAACCTGTATCGGAACACCCATAAACGCATCCGTTTTTATATCGCCGGATATATAGCAGGACAAATACTGATCTCCAATATACAGCCGCCCCGGTTTGTGGTTTATGATGTCTTTTACAACGATGCTGTGGAAATTATTCAGGATGTCCGCAAATTCCTCATCTGAATCCGCGGTTACAGTAACCGTAATGGGATATGTGGCCATTTCTCTTGTAAATGACGTTATTTTCCCATTATCTGTATCTGCATCCCATGAATAGTTGAATAACTCTTGATACTTCAGAATCACATTTTCAGAGTCGAGGAGAATCTTTTCGTTTAAATGATTAATGTAATACACATCCATTTACAGAATCCCCCTTTCTCGCAAATGCTCATCCATAATTCTGCCGAGTTCCCTGCTGCCCACTGATAAAGTAAGTTCCCTGACCGCAGATTTCATACACTTTTCCATCTTATTGTAATCAATCCCCGGATCGTTACTATACGCCTTGTTCTCCTCTGCTGTCAGGACACGCTCTCCTTTGTGCAACACTGCCTGATATCCGTCGTAAGGTACGTTATCAAGTCCGTTATAGTGAGAATATCCCTGCGCTGCTGAAATCGCAGCGTTAATGCCACTTGTTATTGCGTTCGTTGCTAATGTGATCGACAGTGTCCTCGCTCTCGTGGCGTTGTTCGCTTCCTCATCAATCGCCCGTAAATCTGCGATTGTTCCGTCTTTATTAACCTTTACCTCACAAGGTGTTCCGTTTAAAATCGCAATTCCTTCCCGCGTGCCGTCTGCCGACTTTTTAATGTCCGACAAGGAGCTCACAACATCCCCATTCGCATTGACGAGTTCACCGTTCTTCTCTTTCAGTCCATCTAAGGATGTTCCCAGCATCTCAAAAGACCCTTTTCCGCTCAGTGCCATCTCCATCGTCGCAGCTTGGATTTCTTGCGAATATCCAACAAGTGTTCCAGATGCTTCGTTGTAGAGACCGACAATCTTCCCTGTTGCCTGATCATAATTGACCACGATATCCTCATTTGTGCCTTTTTCCATGTTATATAGGGTATAACATCCTGACTCTGTAATTTGCTCTAACCCCGCATACATTTCCTGTACCTTTTGCAGATATTCAGCATTCCTTTCCTCCTCTCCTGTGAGGATCTGACCATTCAAGTCGCTGATTCCCTCCAGTAATTTCGGGTTGTATTCTTCGATAATTCGTAGATATTCGTCGTAAAGGTCACGCTGTTCTGTAATCTTTTTCTGCTTATCCTGCTCTAAATTTGCGATCTGTTCTTCATAATACGCCCGATCTTCTTCCTTGCATGTGCTAAGTTTACTCTGCAGTAGCTGTATTTCTGTGTCGTAGGCCGCTTGAATCTGTACGATTTCATCATCTCTGATCTTCGCTTTCTCTTGTAAAAGTTCCGATGCACTTTCAAGATCCATCGTTCGCACTCGAGCAGCAAACTCATTTTTTGCATAAAGGATTTCCTGCTCTGTTCCTCCCAGCGCTTCCAACTCAATCTGACGTATCCGTTCGTTTTTACTTTGGATGTCTGCAATTTCCTGCTCATTCAACTGTCGTTTTTCATTCGCTGCGTTTTGCTGGATCGCAAGAATTTCACCTTGTAACGTCTGTACTTCACTAATCTGCGCATCACTTGATTGCGACAACAGTTCCAGTACTTTCTGTTCGCTTTCATCAATCACCTGATCATCTGCGATGAACAGGTCTTTCAGTCCGCTTTGCGCCTCCTCTTTCCTGTTTTCGATCGTCGAGATTACTTCGTCACATATACCATTGACCCGTTTCGTAAACCCATCGGTTTCCTCCTGTGTCATGATTCCGTCAAATCCGATCTCGTGCAAGTACACACTGAATTCTTGGACCTTTTTCGTAGATTCTTCCACGGCTTCCTGAAATTCAGGACTTAACTCATCGCTGAATTCTTTATGTACATACCCCATTTCTTCCAGTTCATCTTTCGTGTACCTTGTAACTCCCTGCAGATCTGCCAGTGCTTCTTCCAGCCATGACATTTCCTCTCTCGATTTAAGGACTGTGGAATTGAGCACATCGCTTTGCTCATGAAGAGCATATACTCCGGCGCCAACCGCTGCTAAACCTGCCGCAAGGGGTGCACATGTTCCCAGAGCGCCTGTAAAGCTTTTTGCAAGCACAGATCCTCCTATGCCTGCCGCCTCTTGTGCGTCACCGAAAGCGCTAAGTGCTTTTGTGACTGCTCCTATTCCTGTCTTTAACTTAGTATAGGTTTGAATCCCACCGCCGATTAGTTTTAACGCCGGACCTGCTGCCGCAAGAGTGATTCCCCACTGCACCACATTCTCTTTCTGCTCATCTGTTAATTCGGAAAATGCTTCTGCCACATCCCCTAATATATCAGACGCTTTCTCGATTACCGGAACAAACGCTGCACCAAAACGTACTCCTTCGTTCCGAAGTTCATTCAATGCGCCTTTTAACTGTTCTGCCGGAGTCGCATCTATTTTTTCAAACGCCTTTTGTGTCGCCCCTGCGCTTGTCTCCATTCCCCGCAGCATTTCGTTGTATTCTTCGCCGCTGTTTTTATACAGCACCAACGCCGCCGATCCTGCTTCCACCGAGCCGAACATATCTTTCAAAGTCTTATCGTTCTTTTGCGCCTCTGCATTTAACAGACTCAAAATCTCTGTTGTAGACGTCCCCTCTTTTTTCAGATCTGCAAAACCTTTTCCGGTCAGCTCCCGTAGCGTTATGTCCGCAATACTTCCGCTTTTTGACAACTCTGACAACATTGCTTTTAAATACGTTCCAGATTCCGCTGTTGCCACACCGTTTTTCGTAAGCTGTGCATAAGATGCACTCAATTCCTCAATGCTGAAATTCGACGCATTTGCAACCGGGATCACTGTTCCCATGCTTGACGCCAGTTCGTCCACCGTTGTTTTACCCAAATTCTGCGTTGTGATCAATAAATCGGATACTCTCGTGGCGTCACTCGCTTGCAATCCATACGCGTTAATTGCCGTCGTGAGGACGTCTACTGCTTTCGCCCCGTCTGTAAAACCGCCTTTTGCAAGTTTCATCGCATCCGTCGTGAACTGGATCGCTTCTTTTTGATCCACCCCGGCAGAAATAGAAGAGTAAACGGCTTCTGAAAATTCATCCACCGCCACCTTCGTTTCACTACTTGCATTAAGAAGCTCATTTTTGTACTGCGCAAAATCTACGACATTTGAATCCAGAAGTGTACTTACTTTTGCAAAGCTGCTCTCAAAATCAACCGCCATTTTTGTCGTTGCGGCGCCTACGCCCACGATCGGAAGTGTCAAGCCTTTCGTCAGCAGATCACCTGCTTTAGAAAATTTTTCTCCGACTTTCGCCGTCGTTTCCATCTCCTGACTGATCCGCTTTGCTTCACTTGTTCCGATTGCAGCCGCTTTCTCCATATCGCTTTTAAAGTTTTCGATATCAACTTTGATCTCTGTTAAAAGAGGTGCTAATTTTATGCCTCCTGCCATTTTCGTCTCCCTTCTGCGAATTTATGGATTGCGACTTCATCCGCCTCGGTCTGCTGCAGCCTCCACAAATTCTTTAGTATTTCTCTTCCGGCTTCGGACGATTGATAGCTTGCGATCCAGCTTTCCCGATTTAATAACAAATAAAAAGAATAAGGCAGTTCCAAGACCTCACGAAAGTTCAATCCGGTATACTGGCTTATTCTTTTTATAATTCCTGTTTTTAGGCTGTATGCTCTTTCCCAGTTCTCTGTCGGGAAATACTTTTCGCAGATTGCTTTTCCGATTTCTCCTTCCGGAACTGGGATTCGGAGTTTGGGTCTGTATCTGCTTTCAGCCGCAGCGCTGATACTTCCGCAATCAAACGGATAACTGCTTCTAACGGAAGTTTTTTTATCTCATCCGCCGTAAACTCCCTGCCCTGCCTGTTATGATTTATCAGGAGCAAGCATGCATCGATCCGTTTTTCATACACATTGTCTTCGGACAGATCCGCCTCTAACTGATCCATTTCTAAAATCATTCCGACTGTCGGCTCGAATACATCATATTCTTTCCCAAACAGCTTTATTTTCACGGAATTGTTCATGTATTGATCTAAATCTAACACCGTATTGCGCCCTCCTATGCCGCGACAATCGCCGCCGCTTCTTCGTCCGTAAGTTCTTCTTCAAAACTTGCAAGGAAACCTTTTACTTTCTTGATCGCCGTTAATTCTGCATCGATCGTTACTTCTTTGTTCTCCCACGCGATTGCAAATCCCGATCCGCCCTGGCCGATCATCGTAAAACGAATCTTTTTCCCGTTCTCCTTTGTGTGTACTGCCCTAAGCAAAACTGTTTTTAATGCCTTTCCATCCCCGGTAAAAATCAGATCTTTTTTCTTTCCTGCCTTATCTTCCGTGTAGACTCCGGTGGATAAGAGAGACATATTCGCAAGATTCCACGATAAAACTCCCGTCTTTGCCGAGATCGCCTCTTCTGTGATCGCAGACTTTACAATCTGTCCATACTGATTTTTCACATCGTATTTTGTCGGCTTATAATTTACGGTAAATCCAGAAGAGCAATGCCCGACATCATGTTCTTCTGTTTCAATGGTCGCGTGTTCCGGGATCTCTGTTCCGGTAAATTCATACATATACACATCACACGCTCCGATTAAAATTTCGTCATTGTTTTTCATTACGTTTCCTCCAATCAATGATAAAATACAGGGTATCTTCAAACATTTGACACCCATCATTAAATATTGTTCCTCCGCCTGCTATACTGGAATGAAAACGGATGTTCCCGGTTGTAATATAAGGATCATCTTCTTCCATATCGAGCAGATCTTTCAATTTTACTTCTGCATCTTTGCAAGTATCATAATCCCGATGCATAATCTTTAACTCAAGCTGGCTCTGTTTTACATGTCCGCCGGATATCGGAGTAAATGTGTAAACTACACTTAAGTCGTCTAACACTGTTGTAAATACCGGATATAATTTGCCCGACAGTTTCGGAATCTCCGTTTCGATATAGTTTTTAATGCTAATCTCCATATCAACCTCCGAGTATTTTCTCAATCTGTGCCGCATTGTAGATAATGGCGTATGACAAAAACGGTTTCGGTCTCTGTCCTACCGTAAAATGCATCCCTTTGTATTTTCCTGCTTTCACTTCATACACCCACGGCGTCTTTCTTCCGTCTCCGTTTACAGCGTAAATTCCTGTACCGTTGTGCACATAGGGGGCATATTCCAAATTACTCCCAATCCTGCCGATAATTTCGCTTGCCGTGATTTCCGTCTCACTTGTAATCGACGCCCTAAGATGACCTTGATCGACCGGACAAAGCTGGCGCGCCTCACCTTCCACTACAAGACACGCCTGCGACACTTTCTTCTCCATGTCCAAAGTAATCTTTGCCGTTGCATCCCGGATACTTTGAACAAAATCGTCATTATCTGCCATCACTCCACCACCTTCAACAGAAGATTCGTCATGCGTCCCTGCGGATTACAATCTATAATTCGATAGACAACGTCGTCTTTTACAAGGCGGTATCCCTCTGCTTTGATACTTTTACAGCGCGTCAGCCCTATATGTGTCGATTCCAAATAGGTCGCAGATGCAGCCACCTTCATATCATTTTTCTTGTAAACGGCAGCTTTTACCCCGCCCATGTCAATCCATTTCTGTTTTTCTGCCCCGGATGGAGTTCTGACAGTTTCTTCTTTCTGCAGCCGATACGATTTCATATCTCTGTTAATTGACATATCTATCACCTCGGTAATCTTCTATATCTTCTGATCGTTCGCTTTACCTGATCCGGCAAAGCATCCATATATGTCGTACTTCCGCCGAAGCTTTGGGATTCGCTTGCAATTCCCTCAACTCCGTCTTTGTTAAAACGGATCAGCGTCAGTTCTTTTACAGCCGGAATTACCCCTTCCGGCAGTGACTCTTCATCCTCATAATTTAAGTAACTCCGCATGTCGATGATGCTGTCGTGGATCATGTCTTCCAAAAGCTCCCAGTCTTGTTCAGACATTCCCGGACGCTTCAACAATTCCTTTAAAATCTTTTTTTCCATTCTTCATCACCTCAAAAAGAGAGGGATTACTCCCCCTCTAGGCTGATACCTCTTTTGTGTTTACCGGACTCTTTGTATCGTTTGTGATCTTGACGTTGATCGGATCTGCATCTGCCGCTGTTCCGACTTCAAAATATAATGCTGCACTTGCATCGTCACGGAGTACTTTATCGCCGTACACACAAAGTCCACGGATTCCGTCTGCAAATTTATTCTGCAGACGCATCGCTTCTACTTCATTGATCTGTTTCGCCGCACCGATCGCGGATTTATGGTTTGCAATAATGACGTTTGCCGGAAGTTCCTCGGAACACATCACCTGCATGCCGTTGATTGTCTGACCTTCTACCACTCCATTTTCCAACACTTTCGGGTTTGCCGTGAAGCGCTTATCTTTGGACAGTAATCCGAGATAGTCCGCATTTACCGTCACGAAACGGTTGACTTTCGGAACTTTCTTCTTGGAGAGCATCGTTCCAAGATCTACGATGTAATCATATGCGCTTGCCGCAGTTACTTTCTTCTTCGCAGAGGAACTTCCGATCAGAAGTTTTGTCCCTGCCAACAGCGCCGCGAAAAAGTCTTTGTCGTACGTCTCTGCAAGAACCGCCGCATGTTCTTTCGTTGTCGCCGACAAAAGATCTGCTTTTAACTGCACCTTATCCACATCATCCAGCGCAAACGCAAAATATTTCTTCTTGTCAAATACCATTTCTACCGGAGTCGTGTCGATATCATCCCAGTCCACACTTCCCGAGTAATCTTTCAGTGTTCCCCCTGCAACCCGGTTAAAAATAACTTTCTGCCCTTTAATTTCTGTCGGTTTTGTTGCCAATACGTCCGCAATCGATACGGAATGGAAGTTCGCGAGAAGCGCTCCCTCCCAAAGGGTAGGTTTAAAATTATCTGCTGCCATATTCTTTCATCCTCTCTCTTTCTTATTCTTTCGCCATCGCCGCAAACTGTACCGCCACTTCTTCGGCTGTCATGCTGTCGGCGTTTTGCACAAGTGTATCAAATGCCGTTACCCCTGAACCACCTCCGTCAGGGTTTGCCGGATTTCTTCCCGACAAAACAGGATTAAACAGATCCTTATAGCTTTCCTTCAAGCCTTTCATCTGCTCGTCCAGTCCTGAAACTGTTCCATCATCCGAAACGATCAGTTTTTCACGGTCAATTTTCCCTGCCAGCAATTCCGCGTGTTTCGCATTGTTATCCGCAAGCGCCTTATTGATTGCCGCATCGATCTTCATGCCTTTAATCTCTTTCTCATGGTCAGCTTTTAACTGCTTGATTGTCCCTTCGTGCGTTTTGATCGTCTTCTGAAGCTCCTCGTTATCGGCATTGTTCTTTTTCAGATCCCCGATTGTCTTATTTGCAGTCTCAAGCTCCTTTACCTTTCCGTTATACTGCTCTTTCGGAATGATATGCTTTGGTGCTTCCTCATTCACCTTTTTCATGGTAGCCTCTACATCCAGCTTCCCATCTGCCCCATAAACCGCATTTGATAAAATTTTCTGTAACCACTCCATTTTTCTTTACCTCCATAGATTTTTATACCGGCTCTCCCGGTACTGGGATGTACCGTTGTTCTTTATACCCTGCAACCTATAAAAAAGGGTAGAAAAATAGCACCCTTACGGATGCTTCATGTGCTCTGTAACCCGGAGCTGGGAAATATTCAGGATCACCTTATCCTTTCTTTGCAGCCGCCTTTTTCCCCGGCTTCGCTTTTACCAATGTCATTTTTGCGTCGTTACTTGTCGTAGACAACTCTTTAAACCGCTCATCTGTCAGCTCCAGTTCATCGCCTACCGTCACTTTCCTCTTCAGCTGCTTGTCATAATAATTTTTAACGCATACTGCTTTCATGCCACTTCCTCCTTTCCTGCTTTCTGAATATAAGAAGACCACCAATCGTATTCGACCGGTGGTACCTACTCTACAAATTCTGTTAATGGTTTCTTGATTCTGATTGCTTTTTTAATATCTCTTACGTACTCATCGTACTCATCGGCTTCATATTCAAGCTCCATATGCCCGAATGGATACCCACCGAACAACTTATAGTACTCTTCATTCAATTTTTTCAATTCCTCTGTTGTCTTTCCATACCACATTATTTTATCAACCTTTCAATCCTTCCACTCACCTCATCGTATGAATTCGGAAATAATGATTTAAACATATCCAAAACCTCTGGATTTCCCCCGTACAAAGCACGCCCAAATTGTGCGAAACTTTCTGCTTCTACTCTTCCAGTCTTTTTCCAATATTCTTTATCGTGCCAATATCCAAGATTTATTTCCCCGCTAGACATTCCGTTTAAAATATCCGAAATGCCTCGATACTCTTCCTTCAACGCCAATTTCTCGGTATCTTTCCTGAATGCTTTTGGATACCTTGAGTATAACATTTCTTCAATGGATTTTCCATAACCTTTCGCAAGGTTCTGCAGCTTATTGTAATCAGATATAACAGATTTACTTAACAATCCATTTTCAATTAACCCATAGGCATCATCTATTTCATGGAATAGTTCATGTGCTAATGTATCAACCTTTGCATTTTTCGCTAGATACACTGTCTTTTCACTAGCCGAATATTTAGACTTTCTTCCTTTTGCCCTTTTTATAGTAGTCCTTTCCAACGATTGGGTTAATAATGTTCTTACACGAATATCATTTATATTTTTAACTTTCTGTTCAAACATCTTTCTCTGTTTTGATATCCCAGTAATATGATCTACTATTTTCTGTCCGATATCCGATTCTAACTCGTCAGGATGATTTTTCTCATATGCCGCAATCAATTTCTCATCCGTAACCGGAATGATCGTACACCGGCAATTCGCATGCAGCGGAACGTGAACACACTCCTCGATCGGATAGACCTTTTCGTGATATCCACCGCAGATATCGCAGGTTCTTTCATCTTTTGCTGCTAAAATCTGCACATACTTAACATCTGCGTCTTTATAACGCTGCAAGGTCGCATCGTTCAAATAATGCATCGTTTCCGTTCGGACAAGCCTGTGGCATTCATTAAATCCCTGCCCCATACGGTTATGAAGCATGATCGCGATTTCAACCGTCGTTTTTCCCTGCTGCAATCCAGTAAGCAGGATATCATTCAGGCTAACTGCCAATTTCTTTTGATTCTTCCAGAGTCTTCCCGAAAAGTTATCCCCACGCCACGGCGCTTCCATCAGCTTCTCCATCAGTTTCTTATTCGGCATTGAAAAATCAAGCTCTCCCATGCCTACCGCGGTATCCGCATACACTTTTTTGAATCCATCCTGCATGTTTTTCTTCGCAAATGCTTCCGTTGAATGTCCAAGATCCTCTATGATCTTTTCAAACTTTCCGTTCAATTCTGTGAGACGGTTCTGTTTATGCATATCAGACAGAGAAAGAACTCCATCCTTACTGTACTTCTCAGCCAGTCGATAGAGCTCCTCTTTTACACTTTCACTCGCATCGATATAAAACTCCAACAGTTCCCGGTTCTTTTCTTCCAGTGAGTTGTAAGTTTTCCACGTTTCCGACGCAAGTCTCTTCTCCCAGTATTCGCTATTCTTCTCCATTTTCTCCGTCCTTTATAATCGGCGCTTTATCCCACAACGGACTATATGCTTCCTTTTGCCTTTTCAACGCTTCCAGTTCTTCTTCCACATCAGACACAAAAGGATGGTGCGCGATCAGTGTCTCATCCGATATAATCCCCTGCGAATTACTACAATTTTGAATCTGCTCCGCCTCGTTTATCGCCATATCTCTGTTAAAGACCAACTCTACATCAATCTTTTCGTAATCTCCATGTCCGGAAATCTGCAAATACAGATCCACAAAATACAATAGCAGCTCAAACCCCCTGCTGAACTCCGTTTCCATAAGGTTGCATTTAAGGTCAAGACTACTGTACATGAATTTCAAAGCCACGCCGGACGGCGCTGATCCGAATTTGTCCAAGTCTTTATTTACCGATTGCCCACTCTCTACAATATCGCGGTTTAACTGCTCGTAGTGCTCTCGCAATGCAGTAATATCCATTTGTGGCGTAAGCGTATCGACGCCTCCATCTTCTGCGTCATCGATCAAAATTGCTCTGTCTTCATTGAGCTGTTTTATAAAATCTGATAGATTTTGACCTCCATACCCCTTTAAGACAAATATCAGGTTTTTGACCTCATCCATATAGTTCGCCGCTTCACTGCGCCCTAAATCATAGCCATCAATTAAGCTCTTTACAAATTTGATGTCCGGCATTTCGATCTGATTGTTTTTAAACGGAATGAATGGCACCTTCCCCCACGTTTTCCACTCCTCTACACTTTTATAATGCGCTACGGGTCCGCCTGCATCCATACTTTTATCATTGTCGTAGACGAGCATTTGTCCTTCTAAACGGTAATATTTTACGCCGTCCTTTGTCCAAATTTCTACATTCGTAATCTCTTTCTCTTGGTTATACTGCCATACCGTCGTATTGTATACCCGGATCATGGCATCCAGTTCTGTATGGCTTCTGTCCGACCAGTACGGAATGCACTGCTCCGCCGGGATCACGATTGTTTTCAACTCTCCTTCCGGATCAAGATATACATGCAACCATCCGATCCCTTTGTTTGACGCCTCATATCCGAGTTGTGTAAGTTGATACTGAAAGTGTTTCCCAAGCACATCTTTGACCTTTTCGACATAAGTGTCGTTTTTATCTGCTCCGTCTGTTTTGTATGTAACCGGCTTTGTGAGCAAGTATGCGATTTTCTCATCTACCTGAATTTTATATTTCGCATGGGCGAGTTTATTGTTCGCCCTCCATGTCTCTTCCTCTTTATGCCCGTCTACTTTCCTTGTAATTTTTCGGTTCTTAATATCGTTATCCGCCTGATAGTACCGTTCTCCTTCTTTCATCAACTCATATTTCCCCGAAGCTTTAAATTTTTCTATCATACTTACAACTCTGTTGTCCGTAAGTACGTTGCTCTCTGTTGCCGCTGCCATTCCCGCTTTCACGCCCTTTCTGATTTTGTTCCATAATTCTTTTATTTTCACCTTGTCACCTCGTTCCAAGTGTTCTTAATCCGCCGCCTTTTAAGTCCGAAACCTCGTAATCGTCCAGAGCGTACCATATTGCCGATAATGTATGCGGATCGATATTAAATTCATCTTCGATGATCTCGTCATCTTTATCTACCGCAAAGGTCAAGTCCTGAAGCTCATCGATCGTATTCGGACAGGCATCGGAGCATACAATCTTTTTAAATCGCTTTACTTTCTTCGTATACATCGCCCTGCTGCCCTTGAACTTCTTACACGCTTTCATTCGGAAGCCTGACTGTTTGTAATACCTTATTGCCTTTGGTTCAGCGCAATCTGCTTTAATTACAATATCCTTCCAGTCTTTCATATCTTCCGCTATCTCCGGATCTGTTTTATTCCGACTATAATACTCTCGGTAAATATATAAAATCTTTTCGTCGTGATCCACAATCATCCGAAGCGCAGCATTGTATGATGTAACAAAACCGAAGTCCATACCATTCTTTTCAAGTGGGGTTCTAATTGCTTTAATTTCCTTTTCAACCTGATTTGCAGGCTCTACAACAAACTGCGGGAACACGAGCGATCCATTTACTCCGAACCGCCCTTGCCTTGCCACACGGTACAAATCCGGGTCATGTGTCTGCAAGTCATCCAACTGCTCCACATACTCTTTAGGCACAAAAAAATTGTCGTCAACAGTACTATGATGGTAGTACGTGTTCCCGACAACTACGGTTCGCTCTTTATATAGTTTCTCATCATCTAAAACAAATACTTTCTTCTTTTTGTCCTGAAAGAAATATTTATAACACCAGTTTCCTTTACTGACCGGGTTTGTTGATAGAATGATATGATTGCTTAGAGTCGGATGTCTCAAACGTCCGAGTATCTCCTTGAATCCTGCGTATTTCACTTCTGAACACTCCTCAATCCATACGATGGATACACCGTTCAAAGATTTTAATTTTGCCGGTTTGTCCATCCCTTTAAAAATAATCCTGCTGCCATTACTAAACTTGACCTGCATCGGCGATGATGTAAACGTCAAATAGCCATCAACACCCATAGCTTCAGCGACTTCCTGTAGGAGGTCATAACAAGAGTCTCTGATTGTATCAAAAACCTCTCGGACAACCAAAGCTTTTCGTTTCTCTTCAAGCAATTTTTTAATCAGTTTTACGGCTACATGATAACTCTTGGAGCTGCCATATCCACCGACTAGAAAATAAAATTTATAGTTCCAGTCATCCACAAAATCATAGAAGTGATCATTTAATGCAAAATCAATATTATCCGCCATCTTGCTTCTCGCTCGCTTTCACAAAAGTGATCTGAATCGGCTTTTCTTGTTCCTTATCGGAATTAAATAATCCAAGATGTTTTCCAAGATCCACTAACGCAGACCTTTTGTCGTACATTTTGATTTCTCTTTCTGTTCCGAACTCATTCGGTTTTATTTTAATCGACTGAATACATGCCAAATCATCTTCGGAGGCATCTTCCCTCACGGTTGCTGTTTTCGGATCCACTGCGTCCGTGATCTTTGCAAATGCAATTTTGGCCAACTCCTGAAGTACGCGATCTTGATTAACCCCTGTCCTTCGCGAACGTTCCGCCATTGCTTTCGTGATTGCTTCCGAAATGTTAGGTTTTGTTAAGTTTTCACATCCGATCTCTTTTGCCGTGGCCGGAGAATACCCCGCCCGAATGGCTGCCTGAGTGGCATTCAGGTCAATCAAATATTCTTCTACAAATCTTTTCTGCTTTTTTGTCATCCGGGCTCACCACCTTTCATCCACTTCCGAAATAATACCCACTTTTTTCTAATAATTTTTTATAATTAACTCCCTGTAACGACGTGGGTTAGTTTTCGTTACAAGATTATCCTGCCGATCTACTTCGATCAGATCATATCCTGCGTACAAGTCCCGGATCTCCTGACAGTCATTGTAAGACAGGATAAACTTACCTTTAATCCGGGAAAGCGTATCCCTCAGTCTCACATGATCTTCCGGCTGAAACTTGTCTGGATAATATTTTTCTGCATCGTAATACGGCGGATCGCAATAAAATAATGCCGACTCCCGGTCATACGTTTTTATAAGACGCTCAAAATCGACATTCTCAATTACTACTCTATTCAATCTCTTCGATGCTTCTTGCAAATAGGCGATTGTTTTCTGCATATTCCTCGGTCGCACACCAAACGAATCAAGGTCAGCACCAAAACTTAGTTTTATTCGACAGTAGAACCTCGCTGCTCTCTGTATGTCTGTCATGCCCTGAATCTCATTTTGGGCAACACAGTTGAAAAACTGTTCCCTGGATATCAGCGTCCAGTCCAGCTCTTTTTGTAATGCATCTGGATGATATTTTACACACCGGAACAGATTCACCAGTTCTCCGTTCACATCGTTGTATACTTCCATGTCCGCATGCTTTTCTTTGTCGAACAGTACCCATCCGGCTCCACCAAATACCTCAATGTATCTGTCAAAATTCTTTGGAAACTGTTCCATGATCTTTCTTTTCAGTAGTTTCTTGCCACCGATCCAGCTTATAAAGCTATTCATTTTATCAACCCTCTTTCTGTAATACATCGTGGGTATTATTTCAAGAGGTGAAGCGGAGCACCCGGAATTGAACCGGGACACAGGGCGCTACCCTGCACATCTGCCGTTGATGATATACTCCATTAAATGGACATAAGAAAAACGTCCCGCAAATGCAGGGCGTCTTTACTTGGTTTACGCAAGAGTAGGTGGAAGAGCCGCAGGCGCTTTGCCTTTTGGCTCTAGTATTATTATACATGTGCGTTTTGTGCTTTGTGTGCGTTTTCGAGATAACTATCTATTTTTCTGCTTATGCGACTTCTGTCTAAATGCACTGCCTTAGCCACATCCTTTTGTCTGCGCCCATCTACGAAGCACATTCTGAATATCCGTCTCGTCAGGCTTTCATCAATATTTTCGATAAAAGTCTCGATTTCCTCGCATTCCTGCTCCAGCTGCTCCTTCCGTCGCTGATCCCGACACTGAAGGCGATCATACTTCTCCTTGTCAAATCCTACCACGCCCTGTGGCATGGGGTATCCCTTGCTGTAATCAAAGATTACGTCATTCCCGATCAACCCCTCATCTCTCCATCGGTTTTTGAGTATGTAATCCAGCTCCAGAATCTCATCCTTTTTACTCCGGTATCCCTGGAGCAATTCCTTCGTTATCTCCATCCGCATCACCCCTTAATCCACATCGTCTCTGTAAATATTCCCACGCTGCCTCTCGCCGGATCTGCTGCCCCTGCGCTCGGATCAGCGCGGCAGCACTTGGTTTGTTTGTGTTGCTCAATGTATCAGCTCCTACTCTACTTTCATAAATCTGCTCATAATGTGTTCCTTTTTATGACAACTCTTTCTTAAATCGTCTGTACGGTTCTGGAAGCGGTTGCCAAGCGATCACATCCGGATTTTTCCATTCTGGATAGTTATCTAACATCCACCCTTCTTCTTTTTCGTAAAGTGCAAATTCAAAAGCGTTATCAAATAATATGTTATCTGCTGGTTTTCCGCTTACTTGTACCAACACTATTTCTTCACAATCTTCCGGCAATCTCTCTTCTACCGGAATCCAACCATCATTGCTAGGGACATTTGTGTCCTTACCGACATTAACAACTATCTTAGACTCTCCGCAAAATTCAAAGCAATTATTAAGCCAATCAATAACATAGTCTAAATAATACGAGCTATACCCCACTGTGTAATGATCTTCACCCACTTTTTTGTACTTGATCCCATAATATGGTTTCCCGTCAGTCTTACGCGATATTATTTCCGCGCTTGTTACTTTTTCTTTTTCATTCATGTGTGAACGAATGATATCTTTTACCCTACTCGCCCGCACATACCCATCCACCTCCATATTACCTATATAAATAGGCGCATCTTCTTGAAATGTCGCTTCTTCAATCTCTTCCAGAATCTTCTCTAGTACGTTCATGTTCTCAACTCCATTCTTGACCTTGTATTTCAAACTTCTTTCCGCATTTTTGACATTCTAATATTTCATAATCCCAATCTGACGGGTGTCCACATAAATCACAGAATTCTGAATAATCATATTCATTTTCTTCTTCGCAATACGGACATTCAAATACAACAGAGGTAGGAATACACCTAACTACAACTTCTACATCTTCCATCACTCCACCTTCAACAGTTCAAAGTATTCTTCAAAATGCTTTTTGGTTATTTCCAGCCACGAACCATAATCTACAGCATCAATATGAACATGGTCTTGACCGCCAATCATCATGTGACCGCTTTCATCTAATTCATAAGCTTTTCCTTCGTCGATTACAATCGAACTATTTTCGATTAGAAATCCATCTTCGTCGTATCTATCTACGCAAAAAGACTTCTTGCATTTATATTTCATTGCTCCACCTCCAACAAACTATTTCTTAAATTCACATGCTAAAATCTCGAATTCCACATCGTCATGCAACTTTCCATCCAGTAGTTTTGCAACCTGTCTATGATAAGCACACTCTCTACCGCCATGCTTTTTAATAAAATTTCTATATCCTTTAACTGCTGGGTTCTCGACAAATGCACTCCATGATACTCTATTCATGCCGTGTTTTTCAAATAAATCACAAATCACTTTATAAACATCTCTTGCGAACTCTATATGATTTCCAAAACTTATAATTCCGAAGTTATCTGCACTCATTGTTATCCAACTTATACGATAAGATATGTACCCAATCACATTTCCATTGTTATCAACTGATGCGAAATGATGAGCGTCATAATTATTGTCAGGAATTGTTGGTAGTTCGCTCCCTGTCCATCCGCTATAGAACATATATTTAAGGTCGTACCATGTCCTCAAAAAAAGTTTTTCTAATTCCTCTTTGTATAATTGCGCTGGTTTTAGCATCACTTCACCTCCAATCAAAATGAATATGCTACCCAAAAATATTGCGTACTTCCTTCAATCGGATAGTAATATATTCCATCTCCGGAATCTTCCCCGCGCATCCATTGGTCACAATATTCTCCATCTGTTTGTTCTTCTCCGTTTGGTTCTTGAGATACCCCAAAACCGTCTATCCAAAAATCCTCAAAACCATTTTCATTAGCAAACTCTTCCAATTCTTCATAAAGTTTATCTATTTCTTTTTTTAGCTCCTTATATCTTTCTGCTTTACTTGCTATTTCTTTAGGTGCTTTCATTTATCTCTCCACCTCCAACAAATCTGCATTATCAAAAATATTGCCGATTACTTCAACACAGTTCCTTTCACATACATAAAATCCAAGATTGCAAGCGTCTGTGTGCATCTCTTTTCCAAATACATAACTGTAATCTAACTGCCAATCTCCTTTATTGTATGTCACGATTTCAGGATATTTTTCTTTTCTATTGCATATATCATTCTCCCAAATCTTCTGACCTCTCTCGTCGGTAAGTCCTGTGCACTGGCAGAGTGTGTCTGGATTAACCTCAACCATATCTGGCATATTGTTTATCATTCCCCATAAAATATAGCCTTGTTGCCATATTTGATAATAATAACCTTGTATCCATTCACCATTATCTTTTCTCTTTGCTTTAAAAAGTATTTCTCTGTTCATCTTCTACCTCATCAAAAATTTATATTAATTCCCGTATGTTCCAGATGTTGTATTCGTGTGTGTCGTGTTCTGCAATTTCTTCTCCGTCCCTTACTTGTTCTCTCTGATCCCCAGCTCAATCCCTAGTTCCTCTTTGATCGTTTTTATATAATCGTTCCAGCTTGCCATGTCATCCATGATGCATTCCGCCTTTTTGTTAAACCTCTTAATAAATCGGTCGCATCTTTGTGTTCCGAAGCCGAACTCGTCATGTAAGGTTGCCACGGAAAGGATTGTTACTGTGTCTACTGTCTGTTCTTTGATCTTGATTGTCGCCCTGTTAATGTCTTTTTTTGCTAAGGCGGTACGGATTCCGGTGACATTCCTGAATTCGATTTCTTTTTCCAGCGCTTCGACACCCTCATTTTTGACGATTTCAAGCGCCATTAATAATCCATCTTCCCGTCCTGTTATGTAATCGTTTCTTTTTGCCATTGTTTTTCCTCTTTTTCATCCTTTTTTTCGAGATGTCAAAATCCCACTTCAAAACAGTAATTACTGTTTGTAGCAGGTTTTTGATTGATCCTTTTTTCTATCCTTTTATACTATAATTTCTTCGACACTTATACAGCGTTTGTGATGCAGCTCTTTTCCCGATCTATAGTAAAGATCGCCTGTTTCTGCGTTCCAACCCCAATCAATCACGTTATAAACGGTCTTGATGCCTGTTTTTGTTTTTATTTTTAAGATCCTCACGTTTTTCTCCTTTCTCCCGCCGCACAAAACGGCGGGGAACCCTGTATTTACTGGTTGCGCGTGACATTTTATATGTATCATCGCCATATGGCGGAGGTACTAGAGGTAGTTCTTCCTTGCGATCTGTTCCCATTCTTTTCGGGTGTGAACCTTTTCAAATTCCGTTTGTGCGATTTTACAGAGCAGCTCCCTCATTTCTCGGCTGTTGTGTACTGCCTGCTGCCCCGTCCGGTGATGTTCAATGCATAGGTCTACTTTTAACCCGTTTTCTTCGGATATTGCTCTTTGTCCTGCCCCGAACAGGATATGATGCTCTTCCGTCTGCTTTACG